TCATACTTCATCCCCAAAACATCTAGACCCTTAACATACATCTCCACCCAATCTTTTCTGGATGTGATGTCACCAGACACCTCTTCAATCAAATCAGATCCCAGCGTAGCCAATACACTGTCATCTAAATACTCAGCCAAATTAGAATCAAATTCATCTTCATTCTCACCACTAGGTGATAGATCAATCTCAATCCCGTCTATATTAATAGACATGCTTTCAGGATCTTCAACTTCTATTTCTACCTCTGGACCAGCCATAATGCCCTGCGGCATTTCATATAAAGATTTTTCCATGTGAGCCTCAATAGTAACTTTGCTTTTTTCTAAAGCCAATTAGATCTTCACGCTCGTCTGTATCAAGCCGCAAAAATCCACCCTGTCTGAAACGAATCAACCCCTGCACACAAGCATCAACCAAGTCATCGTGGTCAGCATTCGGAAACGCCGCCATCTGCTCAACCAGCTCGTGCGCCCACCTCGTATCAGGTGCCCATACTTTACCCGACTTGAACAAATCAGTCACTGAATTCAATCGCACAAACTTATCATTACCCCTAGACGGCGTGTACTCACTCACAACAATACCCATCCGCCTCAACTCAAATATCAACGGCGCCCCAGCAGCCTTCGCCTCAACCACAAAAGCATCAGGCTCCCAATCCTTATAGTGATTAAATGCCTTCTCCTTCAACTCAGGAAACTCCATCCTCTTTTGAAAAGCATCCAACAAAATAATATTCACATCCTCCGGGTTCTCATTCAAATGAAATACCCCCAAAGTCACACACGCCGAATAGTCCGATCTCTCATTCTTCGTAAACGCCGTATCCCAACTCTGAATAATAAATTCACACCTAGGAGGATCCTCCTTCTCCCATATCTTCCACCACTCCCGCTTAACCAACGCACCCTCTTCTCCCGTAGGGTTCTGCTGATACTGCGCATTCCACTTACTAGGAGGCAACTCATCCCTCAACGCCTCCAACTCCTCTAAGCTCCAGAACTCCGGCCATAAAGGCTTACCACTAGGCATGATCGCAGGCAGCTCTATCAACTCCCACTCCTCACCCTTGTCCCTACTAGCTGCATCCTTGATGATCCTACCAGTCAGGTCCTTCTCCGACCAGCGAGTCATCACTACAACAATAGCCCCACCCGGCTGTAATCGCTGCCTAGGTCCAGACGTATACCACTCATAAACCTTATCAAAAACCGTAGGATCCCCCTGCGCTAAAGCAGCCTCCTGCTCCGAATGAGGATCATCAATAATCAATAAATCCGCACCCTTACCCGTCACCGTACCCTCAACACCAATAGCAAAATATTCCCCACCCCCGCTAGTAGCCCACCTACCCGCAGCCTTACTATCTTGCCTCAAACTAACATTAGGAAACACCTTAGCGTACTGCTCCGAATCCACCAAGTTCCTAACTTTCCTACCAAACCCCACCGCTAAATCCGCCGTGTTCGAACACTGAATCACCTTCTTATTAGGAAACTTCCCCAAAAACCACGACGGCAACAAATAACTCGCAAACTCCGACTTAGTATGCCGAGGAGCCATATTGATAATCAACCTCTTAATCTTCCCACTCGCTATATCCTCAAACTTCTTAGCCATCACCGCATGGTGCCTACCACCAACAAACCCCGGCCACATCGTCTTGATGTACTCCATAAAATGCGCCTGCGACTTCTCCCGCACTATCGCACTCTTATACTCCTCAACCTCAGCCAAGAACAAATCCCTCTCGTTCTCAGGCAAACTATCAATCAATTTCTCTAAGCTCACTCTAGATTCCTAAAGTTGATATACACCGGCCTAATCGTCCTACCTTGTCGGTCAACCTTCTTTATAACACCTATATTCACAAGCCGCTTAATTATTTTTGAAGTATTTGACATGCTCATCTTCCCCCTCTGATGCGCTATATCCCTTAAAGACGGGCTAAACCCATACCTCTTCCACCACTCATCAATAATCAAAAACACTTCCTTCTGCACCGGCGTCATCTCTACCTCCATACACTCTTCATACGTCTTATCACTCCTACGAGCCACCATCTTCTTATTGATCTGAACCCTCATCTCTCCTCCTTGCAGAATTATTTAAATAATTCTACGCAGCAAACATCACCGCAGAAACATTTAAATATTTCTAGAAAATTTTTTGCAGAATTATTTAAATAATTCTACCGGGGGTCTTCCTCTATACAAGGGGGTGGGGTCTCACCATCCAATTTTTCAATAGGGTGGGGGTCCAATTCCTCTTGGGTTCGTTCGGGTGGAATAGTATGTAATAGACTTTGGGACTCCGATGCGTCGTTTGGGGGGGTCGGGAGTGGGTGGGGTTCGCCTGCCAACTCTCGCAATAGGGTGTCCGCCTCTACGACTGTCGCATCCTCCGCGCCCGCGTTCAGCATCGCCCGCAACTGCCCCATGATCTTGGCCTTGGTGTCCTCGCTCGACCTGATCGTCCTGATCTCCTTGCGCTCCGTGAATGCCGCCACCTCTGTGACTGTGCCCAAGACCTTAGCCGCTTGCACCTTAGTGGCTTGCTTGGCCTCCGGGTCAATTACGACCTGAACAAGGGATTGGATTACCAACTCCCTTAAAGCCGCAGGGGTGCGATGTTTAGCCGCCTCAATTGCCAGCTTGTAAGCCTCCACCTCTCGGATGATTCGGGGATCTGCCGCAATGGTGTAAGGATCTTTGGCAAGGCTTGAGGGCTTAGCGTCCGCCTTGTACGCTCTCCTGTATGCGTCAGCCTTCGTTGAGCCTTTGGCTAGTTCCCTTGCGAATGCTTGTTGCTTCCCTGTGAGAGCCTTAGCGGAAACGCCCAGTAACTCAGTCATTGGCACTTGCTCTAGGCCTTCCCTTATCTGTTTTCTGCTTAGTGTTTTCATCTCTCTGTCTCTCCTACTTGATTGGGGGAACAATCAGCAAAACTGCACCGCTTCGCTAAGCTCCCGACCGCGCGATTGGAACAGAATTATTTAAATATTTCTAGCCCCTTTTGCAGCCGAATTCTGTAATGCTTTTGCGCTACTTTTTAAAACCGCTTTCACCTTGTTTTTGTAGTACTAACTTCTACTTAGGGAAATCCCTTAGCGTTGTTTTTAAAGGCTTTTTTCATACATGGCACGATTCTATTATGCTATATATGTGTAAGGCACGATAAAACCTTACAGTAAAATGCAACCACTTACAAAGGACTCAGAATGACCTACCAAGTTGAACTACAAAACGCATACGAGCAAGGGCAAATGGAAAGCTTCCACAGAGACGCATCAGAACTCGACCGAATCAATGACGCCTTGTCCATTGGACTCTATGTGCTTGTCGCTAAGGTTGTCCGTCATTGCCCCTTCACGGATGCAACCCTCCGTGGACTGCACCCGCTCATGCTCAGCACGCACGCAACACGCAAGCAAGCCGAGACCGCCTTAAACGATGCCTATGACGATGAGACAACCCTTGTCATTCTGCCCCGCCAAGCTTAACCAATCCCGCCCCTTCGGGGGCTTTTACTTCAAAGGAAAAACCATGATTGCACTTAACACGAACAACCCCGCTACCCGCTACACCTACCTCGTGGGCGTCTCCAAGGACGGCATGACCTCGACCATCGAAGTGTCAGCCAACACCCGCGCACAAGCCGCCAAGATCGCCCGCCAAGCCGGTTACATCGTCCGCGATGTAAACCTCGGATAACCCAAAACCAACCAAAGGAAAAACCATGAAAAACCACCCCGAAACAATGCACTTCTACGCATCATCCGCTTGCACTTGGATCACCACCAACGAAAAGCGAAACCTTGTTCAACTGCTCAAGCACATGGAAAAAGAGGGCTACCCCTACAGCCTTTACCTTGTGCCTGTGCCGCACGACGACCCCTACGAAATTAAGAACTATCAACCCCAAGTAGAGGGCACTCAATGGCTTGGCTTTTTCGAGCCAAAAATCAAACGCTAAAAAATCAAAATCAACCAAGGAACAACCATGCAAAAACCATTCACAAACAAAGTATATGGGTGCGACATCGATGAGCTTATCGCGGAGATTAAAGACTCTGTGACTTACAAGGTTTCCGGTGCTTACATGATCGTCGCGGGGCTTATGTCAGACGCCCAAGAACTGATCGCCTTCGAGCGAGCAGAGCAAGCCCGCCAAACCCTGAACTGCGCCAAGGCCGTTCTGTTCAAGATCATGGACGGAGAGCTTGTCGGGACTGTTGAGCGCGTCTAAGCAATGCCTGAAGCCCTTGCGTGAGGGCTTTGGAGATTACTTACCAACCACCAAAGGAGCAACCATGAAATTAGACCTGACCCACGACCAAGCCCACGAACTGTGGGTGAGCCTTAGCCTTCGCGTTCACAAATTAGATAACGAGATCAAAGCTCATCCGCAGAAGATCACCCGCGAGATCGCCACCCGCCAACTGTCGCGCATCGCGCCTGTATTCGAAACCCTAAACGCCTACATTGAGGCAAACACGCCCCAAGACGATGACCACGACTTTGGCGACTACCACCCCTATGGCGACCCACAAATTTAAACCCAACCACAAAGGAGACCTCCCGATGACACCCGCACAAGCAAAATTTATCAGCTCAATTAACTGGATTGAACACAAGCTCAGCCAAGACCTGAAGTATGGGGATATTCAGGACTTCAAGCAAAGATTGATTGAGACGCAAAAGCAACTTGAACAAACCTTGCAAGACTTTTCCGACCAGAAAACCATTTAAAGGAGACCATCAGATGAACGCAATAGTTCTAGACACGCCCGAGAAAATCGCCCGCTACCGCCTGTTGACCCTTCGTGCCGCCTTGCGGCTTGAAATCGCAGGAATGAAAAGGCGCGGAGATTCTGCCTACAAAATTTTAAAGGCCGAGGGCTACTCAGGCACTCGCGCCCAAGTTCTTGAGCAACTTCACAACCACCTAGAAGCAACAAAGGAGCAAGCATGAAAACAATTGAGATCAATGTCTTTTCATTCGATGAACTGGACAACCAAGCAAAAGAACGCGCCCGCGAATGGTATCGCCACGGCATGGATTTTCACTGGTCTGACGAATCAATCGGTTCAATTAAAGAATTTTGCGAGCACTTCGGTGCACGCCTCACCAACTGGTCAGTCGGTGCATACGAGCCTTACTCTTTTGACGTAGACGCGCCCGCGTCATTGTTTAGGGGCTTAAAACTGCGGGACATTGACCGCGATGCAATGCCGACCGGCTACTGCCTTGACTGTTCTTTGTGGTTCACCTTCTACGACACTTTCAAGGCAACTGGTTGCGCGTCAAAGGCATTTGAAGCCGCGCTCAATGAAGCATTCAAGGACTGGCGCACCGACATGGAATGGCAAATGTCAGACGAATACATTGACGAGCAAATAACGATTAACGAATACCAATTCACCGAAAACGGCAAGATTTTCTAAAAGGAGACCATCCGATGACAAACCTCAACCACCTTATCTCTGACGCTAAAGCGGGGAAACCCGCGACCCTGACCGATGCACAAAAGCACGACCTCCTCTGCATGGTGAGCAAGTACTGCAAGCGAGAAACAGTCAACAAACTGGCGCGAAGAATCAACCTTCCGTTGTCCCTTTGGCAAGATGCAGGGATTTTCTCTCGCGTGACTGTGGACGATGGCGGGGTGAGCTATATCTGCGGTCAATCATGGCGCGATGAGATGCGTACCCTTCGCGGTCTGATCTTGAACAAGTGAGGACGTCATGAACTACGCACCCGCCTTCGTCATTGCTCAGGGTTACAAATTCGAGCGCACAAAAAGCAGCGCACACGCGAAAACCTACCGCAACTGGCTTGCCCAAGCCACCGCCAACGACCCCGCCAACCGCTTGGAAATCGTCCGATTGTTTGAATTGGGAAGATCAGAAGCTCGATGACTGTCACACCTAAAGCCTTCGCCCGAGGGCTTTGGGGGGAATAGTCCCCGCAACTAAGGAAACAAAATGCAAACTAGAACACGCAAAACACCGCACGGCTACATGACCGAGACCAACATCCCATTGAGCGACTCAATGCAGTTATCCC